GAATGACGTTGGTCATCCACGTCATGCTGTTCGACACGGTTAGCTGAGGCGCGCGCTGCCAGTAGACGCCGCTGATCGAATAGTTACCATCCGGGAAGGGGCCGAAAACGAAGTTCAGACCGTCTCGCGCAATGTATGCGGGCACACCAGCAGGATTTCGATTCGGGTACTGCGTATAGATGAACTCGGCGTTGCGGCGCTGTAATTCGAATGTGCAGCCGCTGATCGAGACGAGCGCATATTTGATGCCCAGATAGCCGCTAGGGAGCGCGAGGACGCCGTTTGCGATCGTCCCGCTTAGCGCTGTCTCGATGTCGCGCACGCCCTTGCCCTGATTCATCGCGAAGATGTCGCGGTAGATCTTGGCCTCGGCCTTCTGGATGAAGTAGTCGACGTAGCCGCCCACATCCGAGCGCGCAAACCAGTCCTGAATCGCCTGCTTCAGTGAGTTGTAGTCATAGACGCCTGCGACGCCGGTCGGCGTGCCGCCACCTACTGCCGGGACGAAGATGGTCATGGATTAGCTCATCGAGGGAGGTTGCGGCGGCGGTCCGAAATTCGTTCCGTCGTAGGGCGATCCAATGCCTACATATGCGCCATCTGGAATAGCGACAACGGTCGATCCAGACGGAGGTTGCCAAGGTGTCTGGTCGTCCCACACAACCGTATTAACGACGACACCGTTTTCGATGATGGCGTAGATCATCAGGAGAACTCGTAGACGATAATTAGGCCCGCTGTGCCATTGCCACCGGCCTGAGCCGATGCCGAAATGTTGTTGGCTGCACCGCTGCCGCCAGCGCCGTTACCGCTGGCGTTATTGGCCGCTCCAGTAGTGGCTTGGCCGCCGCCGCCAAAAACACTGCTAGCGCCACCACCACTGAAGGCTGCTCCGGTGTTGTAGACGCTGATTCCAAATGTGCTGGCGTTCCCTCTTGATAGGAAAATAGGCGTCGCGCTGGTGGCAGCGACCGCGCCGCCCGCCGCGGTGCCAGCTATAACCTGCGCGTTCGTCAATGTCTGCGCAGAGCCAGCCGCGCCGCCGGTGCCACCCGGACATACGAGCCATGTACCGATGTTGGTTTGACCGCCAGCCGACCCAGCATTGGCGCCAGCGGCGCCGCCAACGCCGGCGGCGCCGATTGTCACCGTTTGCGATGAAAGCGACGAGACCCGTACGCGGCCGAATGCGCCAGAGCCACCGCCGCCACTGACCGCGACCTGCGTTGACGATGTTGCGCCGACACCACCGCCGCCACCGCCGCCACCTACGCATTCAACGACGGCTGATGTAGCGCCTGTGGTAGGCGTATACGTTCCACTGGAGGTGAATACTTGGACGTTGATCAGCCGCCCGGCGCCCGTCGCCGTTTGAACAAAAGCGGTCGTCGCAATCTGCGTGGTATTTGTGCCAACTGTCGCGGTGGGCGCGGTGGGAGTTCCGGTCGCGTTCAGATTGTTGATCGTCGGACTCGTGCCAAACACCAGCGATCCGCTACCTGTCTCGTCCGAGATAATCCCAGCCAGTTGCGCTGAATTTGTAGTCGCGAATTGTGCGAGCGTGCCGCTCGTCAGCGCATAGGTCGTGCCGCAGGAGAAGCCAGATGCGCTGGTGTATTTGAGCGCGCTGTTAGCCGTGCTGCAACTCGGCAGAGCAACTGCGGTGGGCGATGCGCTGGAGGCGGTAACGTTCGCGAGGACCGTATTGGCCGCCTGAACTGCGAGACTAGCCGGCGGCACGCCACCATTTAGCGTGAACGTGCCATTGACCGTCAGGTTGTTGAACGTCGGCGATGGGTAGCTTTGGGCGAACGCTACCAAGGGCAGCAGCAGCGCTACAAGCCCCAGCTTGATCTTGTTGAGCATGTCAGGACACCGAGATAACGCCGCCGTTGTTCCAGAGTTGGCCGGAACTGCCGGGAAGGCTGGTAGGAAGATCAGACGGAAGCGGATCGACAAGCAGCACGTCGTTCAGCGTGGAGGTCTGAATGTTCGTCCCGCTGATCACGAGCTGATACCGACCATCTGCGGCATAGAAAGCGAATGCGCCGTTCGTGTCGGTCGTCAGCGGATTGGCGGCCACCGTCACGCCGTTATCCGAATAGATCGTGGCTGGCGTACCGCCCGGGTAAGTGTTGACCTGGACCGATGCGCCGGCCACCGGCATCCCCGTCGCCGCGGCAACACTGTTGGTGTACTTCTGCATGGTCAGATCTGCCGGTTGGTGGTGCGGAACGCCGCGTATTCCGGGCCTTTGAGGATATTCGACACCATCGGCCAGTGGTCCGGGTCCATGTAGTCCCAACCGTATTTGATCTTGATGTCGAGCATCACCGACATGGGCACACGCATGACGTGCTTGAACTCGCCCATCTTCTCGAACTCGCCTTCCGCCGCGCGCTTGGCGTGCGTGTAGTCGAGAAGCGATTCCACGTCCTCGGAATAGGCAACGTGAATCTTGCTGTCTTCTTCGTGGTAGGTCGTCTTCATGGCTTAGAACGTCTGTTCGCTGATGTTGAGCGTGCCGGTCGACGCGCCGTCCTGAATGACCGCGATCTTCTCGCCCGGAGCGACCTTTACGACCCACGGCGGGTCGGATGCCTTGACCAGCATGTCCGTCGCCGTAGCAACCGGCGCAGTGCCGATGTTCACGTGACAGTTGCCAGTCGCTGAGATGCGGAGCATGTAGCTCTGCGGCCCAAATGCTGTCGATGCAACGGAAGTAGCGCCAAGCGTGAGGTTTTGTCCAGCGACCCCAACCTGCGGCCGCATCGGAGAAAGTGGAACCCAATTCGCCATTTCGGTAACTCCAAAAAAATGGGCGACCCCGAAAGGCCGCCCCAACACCTGCCGAGGAGATCAGTTACCGATTAGCCGGTGGTGTCCGTCACGAGACCGTGCGCCTTCTCGTTGCTCATTTCCAGCGTGTAATCGACAAGCAGCATTTTCTTGTCGCTGTCGCCAGTCTTCGCGAGCGGCGTGGTCTGGAACGGCCGCAGATACGCGACGCGCAGGTAGTTCGGGTTGATGAAGTAGCAGTCCTTCGACTGGGCCAGGAAGATGTCCGGGATGATCTTCACGTCGCCGAAGTCCGACTGGTAGACGTCGACCGCGGTCTTCAGCGTCTTGTCTTCCACTTCGATGAAGCGCGTGCCCGGACCAGCGAAGCCAGAAATGATCTGCTTGTTGACCGGCGAGACCACCGCATATTCCGGCGATTCCCCCGACGCCGAGTAGATCTTCTGCAACACGGTCTTGACCATCGTTTCTGTCAGGGCTGCAGTGACGCTGTTGTAGACGCGCACTTGCGAGCCGTCCGTCCAGCCGTTGGCTGCCAGACCAGGATTCGCGCCCGACGGCGTGCCGCCCGTCTGGAACACCGTGTTGGTCGCCAGCCAGCAAGGCAGGCCGCCCATCTTCGCCGCGACGGACGAGCTACCGGCCGCCTTCGCCTGGTTCTGGCTCAGAATGCCCTCGATGTCGCGCTTCAGTTCCTTCGACTTCTTCATGAGCTGGTAGCCCATCTTGTTCGTGCCACCCGCAGCGACGACAGCCTGCGATTTGCCCGACAACTGGACGACTTTGTTCGACGTTTGCACGTAGTTGCCCATGCGCGCCGTCGGCGTCAGAACCTGCGCGCTCGGGTCGTCACCTTCGACCTGGGCGTTGGCCAGGTTCTGAGCCGCCAGCGAGTCGGTATCCCACTCGTGGTTGCTCTGCGCGGCCTTGTTCTTCTTCGTCATGTTCAGGATCGGCGTCTTGAACGGATCGACGTTGAAGATGAGATTCGAGAGGTCTTCCCGAATGTTGGTTTGCGTGTACGTCTGGTAAGTATTCGACGGGACCGTCATTTCAAGCTCCTGTTTACTGGTTCGCGAAAAACTCGAACGCGTCTGCTTGCGCGTCCTGATCGCGTGGATTTCGTCCTAGGCGATCCATCACTTGCTGACGTTTCGCCACGTTGGGATTGCTATCGACCCGAGATCCCGGTTTCGCCATCACTGGCGCTTGCCGAACCTGCTTCAGTGCTTGAGGCGTGGCCGCTTGGAGTGCCCGAAATTGCGCCGCATCATGCAGAATCAGCATGTAGCGGTGGTCATAGATCTGGCTAAGCTCGGCGTCCTTGAACCCCACGCTGCGGGCGTACTGCGACATCTGTTCCCTGTCTTTCGAGAAGGCTGCCGGGTCGCGCCATGCGGGGCGCGCGCCCATCAACCGCTCGTTCTCGGCAGCCAGTTGCTGCGCGAGGTTCTGCTGTTGCTGCTGGGCCTCCATCGCGGTCTGCTGCTGGATCTGCCCGAGATAGTTCTGGATGCCGGCCTGACGCTGCTGGAATTCCTGCTGGAGAGCAGCGAATTCGGCCGGGTTGTTCGCGCGCAGGCTGTTCCAGTCGATCTTCTGGTAGTCGTGGTTCAGCATCTGCATGGCGAGATTGCCGAGCTGCTGGTTCTGCTGGATCTGTTGCTGGAGCATCGCGCGAACTGCATGCTGTTCCTGCTCGAACTGCGCCTTCTGGTTGCTCAGTTCGATCGACTTGTTGTTGACGTGGCCTTCGAGCTGATACGACTTGAGCACGTCGGCGAGCGGCACCTGCATTTCCTTGCCGTCGATCTTGGCCGTGACATGCAGCCCCATGACCGATTCGGGATCGATCTTGTGCGCGGCGAGCATTTCATTGAGCGACGAATACGCTGGCGTTTCCGCCTCCTGAGCAGCCGCCTGATCGCCCTCCGGATTCTGCGCGCCCTGTTCCTCGGATTGCGCGTCACGAACCTCTTGTGCGTCGTTCTGCTGAGTCTGTGCGGCTTCTTCTTCGCGCGGGCGCTCGGCGGCTTCGGATGCATCCCAGAAGTTCTGGAATGCTGCTTCCTGCCCGCCTGCCGCGCCCAAGTCTTGGGTAGTGGCCTGTACGTCGCTCATTTGCTCGCCTCAAATAAAAAAGCCACCCGAAGGTGGCTTGCTGTGGAAAACGGCTGGATTAGCCGAACAACTTGAAGCGCGCGCGGCGCTCCTCTTCCTGCTTGATCGTGAACTGCGCAATCTCGCCGGTCTGCTTGATCTGTTCAAGGTACTTTTCGAGCGCATCCCAGCATTGCAGCGTGAGAATCAGCCGCGAATGCATTTCCTGATTCGCCATCGGGACGGCGCGCATCTGGCGTTCGATGCCTTCCAGCACGTGCTTGCGCGCGGCGATGAACACGGATGAGTCGAGCACGCTGGCAGCGTCGCCGCCGCGTTTGATTTCGTCTTCAGACGCCACGTTGAACCTCGCTCATGTCCTGATTCATCACCTGGCCGGCGTTCGCGGTCGGATCCTGCTTCAATTGCGAAGCAGCGATCTGACCCAGCACCTTGAACACCGTCTGCCATTCCTGCGAATTGATCTGTGCGAGCTGCACGTCGCGGTCGGCGCCGCTCTGATGTGCGGAATGCAGCACTTCGGCCTGGGCATGTAGTTGCGCCGAGCGTTCGGCAGCTTGCGCCTTGATCAGATCGCCCTGCAAACGGGCATTCTCGGTCGCCTGCTTGCTCTGCGTCTGTTGCGCGGTGGTCTGCGCTTCAAGTTGAGCGCGATCCATGGCGCCCTTTTCCTTGATCTGCGCCACCTGCACAGCGGGATTCGGCTGCGGCGGATGCTGCGCCTGCTGTTGCCGGAACTCGGGCGAGTCCGGGTCCATTGCGAACTCAGTGGGATTCTCAAATCCCAGCAGGTGCGACATCTTGCGGAACGTGTTGTAAGCCTGCTTCGGGCCGACCAGACCGAACTGCGCGAGTTGGCCCTGCGCCTGACCGAGCATCATCACATTGGCGCGCGCTTCTTCGCGGTTGCCCGAACCGAGTCCGACGTTCGGCACGACTTCCGTGCGCTCGCTCCAGTCGGCGGGATTAGCGTTGATCCAGCGCTTGTCCGTGAGGCGGAACGTCAGTTCCTCGTCCTGGTGACGGCGCAACAGGCCGTGAATCTTCAGGAAGATGTCCTTGACGCCCTCAGCCATGAGTCGCGCAACAAGCTCGACCTTCTTTCCCGCGGCCGACATCGCAGCCAACTGGCCGCCTTTCGTCACGTCCTGTAATGCATCAGCGTCGACGCCCATCGTGTCCTTGCCGATGCCGGTGCGCATTTCTCGCTGCAAGTCGCAGTATTCGAGCGCCGGCAGGATCTGCGACATCAGGTTCGACGGCATGTCGAGAGGCATGATGCTCATTCCCGGCGAGCCAGTCGTGCGGATGATTCCGCCCGGACGAGAGGTCAGCAGATCGCCCATGTTGACGTTCTGCCAGTCCACCGCTAGTCGCTGGTTGTTCGAGATGTAGATGTTGTCGAGCGCCTGGCGAAATAGCGTCGTCTTGATGACCTGAAGGTCGTACAGCAGATCGTAATAGCTGATGCCGACGTGCCGGTGCGGCATGCGGATTGGCGAGCAGTACGAATAGCTGACTTCCTCGCACTCGTCGTTGTCGAGGATCTTGTCGCCGCCGACCATCACGCGGCGCAGTTCGGCTACGCCATCTCCGTCGAAGTCGACGCGAATGAACACGGTGCGCAGCGAAACAAGCTGGCTCGCCGGATCGGACGGGTTTTCCTCGCTCAACTGGTCGGTGACTTCGTTGCGCGCCAGTTCGATCAGGTCGAGCCACGCCGGCTGGGCAATCTCGATGCTGTTGATAATTTTTGCGTCGAAGCCCATTTCGATCAATTCGGACCGGGACTTCTTGCACTCATGTTCGGTGAACGGCGATTCGTCGAAGCCATGACGGGCCTGCGGCGATACGCGCATTTCTTCCGGCGGCACGCACTCAACCTTGACCTGACCGACCTTCTTCGTGCGGCGAATCTTGATGTCGAACGACGTGCTCATGCTCGGCGCCATCTGTCCCGTCTGGGGATCGGGCGCCATCACGATCGTCTGTTCTTCCTTCTGCTCAAGAATCTCGATCTCGTCACCGCGCTCAGCGCCTTCCTGCAGAAGTTGGGTCAGCTCGATCTCATTCAGGCCGGTGTAGCTTTCGACGACCGTCTTGCGCTTCTTCAGCCAGTAGCTGTTGACATAGCCATTGCGCAGCAGCAGCGCATCCTTCAGGAAGTCGTGCAGGATGATGAAGCCGGGATTCTGCCGCATGAACACCCAGTTCACGACTTCCGTCTCGATCTCGGCCTGATCCTCGTCGCCAGGAGATTCCGGGTCGAACTGCACCGGTTTTCCCGAACCGACGAACATCGCCATCAACGTCGGCATGATCCACTCGACCGTGTCGCGCAGCTCAGGCAGCACGATCTGCGAGCGGTCTTCTATCTCGTTGCCGATCGGCCGCGCGAAATAGGCGTTCAGCGCGTTGTAGCGGTCGATCTCCAGCGTGGTCATCTGCTGGCCGGCTGGCTTGATGTTGCCGCCGACAGACGGGCCGACAGAGACGCTTGAGCCCAGCGCGCTCTTTTCGTAGTTGCCGATGAGCGCAAGCAACTCGCTGTCGGTCATCTGCTTCTTGTCAGCCATTCGATGCGTCCTTGGGTTTCGGTCCGGGCTTGCGTTGGGCGGTGCGTTCTAGTTCTTCAATGCGCTCATTCGCGCGCAGCAGATGGTTGTTCGTATCGATCAGGACAGACTGAGCATGTTCGAGATGCCGAGAAAGCGCCTCAAAGCGCTCTTCCAGTCTCGCCACCTTCGCTTCCAATGCAATGCTCATTGAGAATTTCCTTTCTTGTGGATCGGCGGGCGTTGGAATATTTCTCTCACACGATTCCTAGGCGCGGATAGTTCAGCGGCTTCATTTCCTGCGGCTCTTTCCAGATCACGCAGCCCAGACCGAATGCATCGCTGGCGTGGCTTGACCAGTCGTGATCCGGCCCAAGTCCGATGCCGCGCTCCTGGTCGCGCTTCTCGTGATACCAGCCCAGCGCGGCGCGCCCAGCCTCTGTAGTGGCCTCGTGGAACCTGACCTGCGGGAACAGCACACGCGCTCGCTCGACCCGCGCCATCGCCGCGCCTTTGCCCTGATTCGGCACGACCGTGACGGTGTAGCCGGCCTTCTTCAGCGCGGACTCGTACGAAACGTCGTACACCTTGTCTTGCGTCGATCCGTCGTGCGGCAGCCAGAACTGCGCACGGTCCGGCGTACAGCCTTGTGTTCTGCACCACGCTAGGTGCGCATCGATCGGCTGACCGACGGCTTCGTAGTAGTTCACAACGCGGATTTCACGGCCGATGAACTGCATCGCCCAGATGGCGAACGCATCAGCCCGCGCGCCGGTCCCGCCGATGTCGCACACCAGGCGGATCGTCATCAGCGGATCGGCAGGGAAGAAACCGATCCGGCCTTCTTCCTTCGCTGCAATCAGATGCTTGGCAAAATACGCGCCATCGATCAATGACACGTAGCCGCCTTCCCAGATGTGGTCGTATTGGTCCGGCTGCATCCGCAGGCAGTCTTGTCTCTCCTGCTCAAGCTCAGCCGTGAACCATGGGTTATCGCGCCAGTTCGCCCGGACAACCTTGGCGCCCGTCGGCAATTCCACACCGCGAAGCATCACGTCGACCGGATCAGTCTTGCGCCGCGGATTCCAACTAAACCAGAGTTCAGATCCCGCCGCGCGCAGGGTCGGGCGCAGCAGATTCAGCGAGTACGTCGTCGCCGTCTGTGCTTCTTCCCACCACGCGCGCTTGAAGCCTTCCAGCGACTTCACGCTCTCGGACGTGTAGTCATTCATGCCTTTGAAGATCATCAGGCCGTCGCCCGGCGTCTGGATCAGGTCCTTGTAGACCTTGAATCCCTGCGCGTCGAACAGGCCCATCTTCTTGAGCTTCGTCTCGATCAACAGCTTCGAGGATTGCGCCAGATCCTTTTGCACCTCGCGGATGCAGACCCCGCGCATGCCTTCGCCGCCGGATTCTCCCGGCTCGGCAATGCAGTCCTCGATCAACTTCTCAGCGAAGAAATGCGACTTGCCGGATCCTCGCCCACCCCATGCGCCCTTGTAGCGCGACGGCTCAAGCAGCGGCTCGAATACCGCCGCCGTGTCCAGCATCAGATCGCTCATTCCGGCTTGATGATCCGGCGCGTGACCGTTTCAATGCGGCCGTTCACATTCGCCTCGACCACTTCCTTCGGCTTCCCGTATCCGCGCTCGATGATCGCCATCGCCGCGGAGAGCTTGTTCCGCTCGTTCTCGCCTTCCATCATGATCGACTCGATCACCGCCAGCGCCGCGGGCGTTCGGTCCTTGCATGCAGCGATCAGGTCCAATTCTTCTTCGGTGCGCTTCGGACGCCCGCCGGGATTTCCGCTCTGCCCAGCAGCAAATGGCTTGCCGCGCGGCTTTTTCTTTGCTGTTTCCTTGCTGTTCTCAGCCATGACCTAGCAACGCCCTTGCGGGTAGTTGCCCTCAGTGAGTGCGCAGCTCCATGCCGAGCCGCAATGTGCCGACAACGATTGCCGCCAGCAGAGCCATTGCAGCGACCCAGCCTAGAACGCGCCACATGTTACGAACCCAGCTTTTCCCACTCGTCGTGCGAGCCGGGATGCTTCGAGTCGTTGTGCTTCGCCGTGCGCTGGCCGCGATCGGGCATCTTCGCCTTGTCTTTCGTGTTCATCGCAATGGCGACGGCCTGCTTCTGGGGTTTGCCAGCAGCCATCTCCGTCTTAATGTTCTTTCCGACTGCGGCTTTCGAACCAGACTTTATCAATGGCATTTCGGGCTCCAGAAACGAAAAACCGCCCGAAGGCGGTTGGATTGGTTGAGAGCGGCCGCGCGGTCGCGGCCCAACGCCGTCGGTAACCGGCGCTTTACTCTCATGAATGAAGCTTGGCAGACGACAGATAACCAGTCCTCTTAGCCCCGCCTTGGAGTACCAAGCCTCAATCATGAAAGCAAAAAGCCCCGCGCGGCGCGAACCGGCGAGGCTTAGAGACAATGATTGAGACTATCAATTAACAGCAGATTCTAGGGCAAAGTGTTCAATCAACCATAGCGCTATTTTGCTCAACCGAAATTGAACACTTTTCAGACGTGAATGATTCATGCGCCTTTCGGATAACCACCGACAATGATTGAGCCCGCATAGCGAATCGCCTGGCCCGGTTGTAGATCGTGCCGCGCGCGCATTCCTGTTCCTTGGCCATGGCCTTTATGTTTGCCCTGTACCAATGCACGCCGACAAAGCAGGACGCCTCATCGTCAGCTGTGCCGCTCTCGCACAGGGCGTGAACTGCCATGTTGAAGAAAGGCATATCTTTGTCCATGAAAGCATCCGCTTCGAAAGTGCGGCCGCGCTTCGGCTGAAGTCGAGCAAGAATGTTGGACTTGACGGTCGGTGCAAAATAGCGGCGCGTGTTGCACCACCACACCCACCGCTCCGCCTGCTCATCGATTGTCTGCTCGTCGAACTTTTCCATTGTGTGTTCCCGATCAATGTTCGAACCGCTTTAGCGGGCGCTTTGATGACTGCAAGCTCGCGCTGACGCACGCGTCGTGGCTGTGAAAATCAGTAGGTTTGGCGCGCCGTGGCAAAATCTCTTGCGAAAAAAATAACGGGAAAATTTATGAAACGTGGTTTCACATGGGACGCGCTGCTTGCCTGCGCGGCATTGTTGGCGTTGCTGATGCTCTTCCAAATCGGATGGAACATCACTCGCAAAGCGGGCGGCCCCGACCCTTGGACCGTACTGAGTGCAATCGGGACGGTTGCAGCTACGATCGTCGCTCTCTTCGTTGCATTTCAGACAAGCCAAGAGAAAGTGCGCGAACAAAACATCCGCGCGCGCCTTGCGGCAGCTCAATTGGCACCGCTTCTGGTTTTCCAAATAGGGACGGTCAAGAACATTTGCGCACGATTGGATCAGTTCATAGAAGTAGATCCGAACCCGCTGGACTACGGAAATTTGGTGCAAGTCATGAGCGAAGTCCTGAAAAACGAGCCGTCTTTTGAAACTCTCAGAGCGGTCGCACCGCTTCCAAATGACTGCGCTGAGAGAATCGCGTCGGGATTTGCACAACTGAAACTGGCGTATCAGATGCTCGACCAAGCCGCTGATCTCTTCACGCGCAGCCCCGCGCTCTCTGGCATGCGTCGATCGCGCAGCGGTACTGTCGCTGGTCTGAGCAAAGGAGTGCTCGACACGCTTCAACCGGCCCTGGAAATATGCAATGAAGCGTCGAAAATCAAAATCGGCGGCCCGGCAGTTAAATAGTCCGATCTTCAAATCTGCACTCCCGCTGCAATCAATGCATGGCGCAGATCCTGAACCGTCCCAGCGAGCGTTTCGGCCAGGTACCGGGCCCGGTACGCATCGCTGACGTTGCCGGTCCGCTCCCGAACGTCGGCAGGCGTCTCCATGACCCGGGTGCACTGCGCAGCAGTTGCCCGGAACACGCGCCATCCGGTTTGCGATAGCCAATGAGCGACGCGCGCCGGCTCATCATCACCACATTGAAGCGCGACTTTCAGCGCCGGATTTCCGAAGCTGACGACCATGTCGCCGACTGGCAACCGAGGCCAAAGCGGCAAACCTTCTGAGCGTATGTCCTGCCATGCACCGAACTCGACAGGCGTCAGCACGGCGGCCCAGTCGGCGATGTCGTAAGGGCAAAAACCCGTCCAATCATCGACGCCCGCGGCAACACGGCGCTCAAACGTCGCATAGTTGCGTCGAATAGCTGCCGATTGCTCGCCGGGCAGCAAGCCACCGGAGACGCTTTCAAAAGGCATCGCCTGAGCTGCATTGAAACGCTTCAGCAAACCTTCGCGAAGGTCCGAAAATTGGACGATCCCGTTTTTCACCGATGTCTGATGACTCATGCGAACTGCTCCTGTGTGGTCTGGCTGAAAGGAAGATGCACAAACGGGCGACGCGCGCTCGATGTGCTGAACTGCTGCGATTCACGATTGAAGAACAACGCCAGCTTGCGATGCTGCGTATCGCCGTTTCGCTGTTTATGAAGTTCAAGAAAAGCGTCCGGCTCGTCGTCTGCAGCGTCTGCCTCCTCCTTCTGTGCCGACCAGACGGAAAAGACATTGTCGGCAGCATCCGTGATAACGCCTGCGCCTGACACATCCTGCTTTCCGGGCGCCCGCTTTTCGTCGACGCCCTTGCGCGGATGCGCGACCAGATGAACATGCGTGTCGTTTGCCCGGGCCCAATTGGCAAGCTTGCGCATGACATCCTTTTGCGACGTAATCGATCCAGGGCCATCCGCCTGAACGTCGGTCATCATGAGACTGTCGATGACGCAGTGCCGGATTCCATACCGCTTATAGGCATAGGCAAAGACGGTCAACAATCGATCGATCGAAGCCGTGCCGACAAGCGCAAATAGCCACATACGGTCGCGTAACCACTCGCCGATGAAGTCGAGATACGCCGGCGCTGGACGATCGAGTCCGCCGATTTGTTTCGCGATGCGTTTGCCCTGCCGCTGGGGGGTCATCTCCCCAGAAAAGACGCAGGCACGTTCGCCTGCCAGCATGAGACCCAGCAACACCTGATTCAGCAGCAGAGACTTGCCGTGCCCGTTGTAGCCCGTCCACACGGTTACCTCTCCCGGTCGAAACTCAAACCAGAACTGCTTCTGGCCGCAAAAGCTCAGCGATGGGTTCTCGTCGACGTCGTGCGAGGGATAAAACAGCGCTTTAACGCCAGGCCAGAAATCTGAAATGGAACGAAGTTCATCCGGATCGAACGTTCGCGCCGACGAAAGGCAGATGCGAAACTCTTCGGCTGTTGCACCGTTCTGCAAAAACTCGTTGGCGTCCTTCGATTGCTCGAACACGACCAACTTGCAACGATCCAGTCCCAGGCGATTCGCAACTTCCTTCGCCCCTTTCTGCCCCGCTTCGTCGTTGTCATAGCAGAGGTAAATTTCGCTAAAACGCTCAAGCCTCGACCAGTCGCTATCGATCCACTGGTGATTGCCGGCTCCGGCGTTTACCGACAGCGCGGGAATCCCGACCTGGTGCAATGACATCGCGTCTATCTCGCCCTCGACTATCGCAACTACCCGCTGCGACGGATCGATCAGGTGCCAACCGAAAAGACAGGGCTCTGCGCCGGCTTCCTGCCGCATGTCCTTCTTGTC